CGAAACTATTGGTGATATCTATGATTGGCAGGGATATTTTAGGCCAGAGACAGGAAAGACAATTGCTGCCGCTTATGAAATTCTAAAGCCATACGGATGGACGTTTGGCGATGAAGAGGAGCAGCTGCTCAATGGCACACATGATTTATATGTAAAACCTAAAAAATAAGTATACTGGATGTTATCTGTGCCGACTGCAAGATGGGCAACGATCAACTTTATAGGCTATTACAGTGACGATAATCCAATTAGCCAACACTAAAGCTTTATCTGGAATGTTTTTAAAAATCGAAGGAGGGATGCCGGTGGGACAGGTTAAAAGCCCAGCAGAACAGTTGCAGGAATTCCTGAACTTTGTGGATTCATGCAGCCGTGAATATCAGGCGGCCTACGGCGCGGTAAACGAAGAGGACAAGCGTCTCCAGGACCTGATACACGAGATGGAGTTTGCGGAAAACAAGGCCGAGCGAAACATGGTGGCGACCAGGCTCCAGCACAGTCGCCGGAACCGCAGGAAGAACAAGGACATTGTCATGCGCAACGAATTGGTTATTAAGTTCTTTGATGAGCAGAACCATAAGAGCACGTTGAACAAGATGCGTCAGCTGCTGGGGTGGCAGCGGAAAGAAGAGGAATTCTTGCAGAGTAAACGGACTTACAAGCCGCGGATGAAGGAGGGGTAACCGGTGGAGTTGTGGGAAGAGAATGAACAGAAAAAAGAATACTTGAAATCCTACGGCAGGGCAAAGCGCCGGGAAAAGCGAATCCTGGATGAGATACAGCGGTTGCGGATGGACGAGATGTTTCCCAGCGTTATCAGCGATGATATGCCGCATGGGACGAAAGTCAGTGATTTGTCGGATTACATAGTGCGAGTGGAAACGCAGATTGAGAAGCTGAAAGCCGAACGGTTGGAGAAGATCAAGATTTATCAGGATATTGAAGATAGGATTAAGGCCATGGATAACGACAACGAGCAGGAGGTATTGAGGCTTCGCTACATATTGAATTTATCGTGGGAGGAAGTAGCCGTGGTGATGGGAATTACCTGGCGACATACAATGCGGATGCACAGCAGAGCGCTAAAAAATTTAAACATGTCATAGTATGTCATATTGGACCTGTGATATAGTGTATGCAGGTAATTCGATAAAATTGGTTGACGTTCTCCTTTTTGAAAGGCACTTGCTGCATCGCGCAGCAGGTGTCTTTTTATAAAATAATACTTGACAAATAGTACAGTATAGTATATAATATTACTATAAGGAGGACAGATATATGGGATTAGCACTTAAACCAAGAGAATTAATAAACTTCTTGGAAGACAATGGTTTCCGGTTCGAAAGACAGAACGGCACCAGTCATGCAATGTATAAAAAAGGAAATCGGCAAGTTCCGGTTCCCATCCACGCAAAGGATATTAAAACCGGTACACTATCAAGCATGCTAAGACAAGCCGGATTAAGCAGAAAAGAATTAGAAGTGTGGCTCGGAAGATGACCGGGCCACGGGATATAGAAAGGAGAAGAAAAATGAGCAAGATAAACTTAACAACGATCTTCTATCCACAACTGGAAGGTGGCTACACGGTGGTCTGCCCGGAATTGGGATTAACATCCCAAGGCGAAGATATGGGAGAAGCGACCCAAATGATTAAAGATTTGATTGATGATTACTTCAAGAACGACAAGACGGTAGATTTCAATGATTACGTGGAGGGCTTCAACGCTGGACACAAGATCATTACGGATTTAGATTATGAGTATACAAGAGCAGATTGACCGTATACTCAAGGACAAGGGTATATCACGATATCAATTAGCAAAGGATACAGGCATCAACGAAAGCCAATTGAGCCGATTCTTTTCGGGCAAGGTGAACCTGTCCTATGACAAAATAGAACAAATAGCAGTTTATCTTAATTGCGAGATAAGGCTAATCCTACAAGAACCTTCAAAGGCATCCAGATAATCCTGGGTGCCTTTTATATTACTTGAACTCCTCCCACGTGTTATTCAGAGCTTTGTTTGATGCCGATTTCGTAGAAATAGTCAAGCGGCAAAATAAATGGGTGTGCTTCGCCCTCCAAATAATTTTACGGAAAAAGCCCTTTTTTCGGCCTTGTATAAAGTGCTGAATAACACCCACGGCTGCCGGGTGTCACAGCCTGGTGCCTGACTTGGTTCAGGCATTCTCTTTGAAAGGCACTTGTTGCACCGCGCTAAGTGCCTTTTTGGAAATAATAATTAACTTTCTTGTGAAAAACTATTGACATAGGGTTAACCCTATGATATAATAGATACATAAGGAGGTGAGATACAGATGAGAGGCAGAAGCCGAAAGAAAAAGCCCGATAGCAAACTCAAGACTTGGTTGGTCGGAGTGCTAACGGACTTAATCGTAGGAATCGTCCTACTGATTATTTCAAAGCTACTTGAGTAGCGGAGAGGGGCGAAAGCCCTTCTCTTAAGACAATTATAACACACTCATCTGTATAAAATCAATATGGCAGAGGCATTAAGGTTCCTGGGTATCTTTTTCATATCTATAGCAGTTGCGAAGCTTGCTATAGGAGTGTTTCAGATGTGGAGGAAAAGAAATGGTAAAGGGTAAGCCGAATCCACAGACGATTGCAAGCGAGAAGTACCAGAAGAAAGCCGGTTATATGACGAAAGGATTCAAGCTTAAACGTGAATTGGTAGAACAGTTTGAAGCCGCCTGCGAAAAGGCCGGAGTAAGCCAGGCGTCGCAGATCAGAAAGATGATGACGGCGTTTATTGAAGAGCAAAATAAGCAGTAAACGGAAGGACTCCCGGGAAACTGGGCGTCCTTTCCTGTACCCAAAACGAAACAAATGAAAGGTGGTGGTGACGTGGCAAAAGGCAGCAGATAAAATCCACTACCTTTACCAGTAGCTATTCAGTTTTGTCTCGGCATAGCTCATCCAGGGTAACCTCAAGTGCATCTGCTAGTTTAATAGCGGTGTCGACCTTGCACCGGTTAAAACGTTCAATGTCTTCGATGGTGCGAACCGGAACATCGGCCAGTTCGGATAAGGCCCTGACGGTAAGCTTCTTGCCTGTTCGTATCTGCTTTAGATTCATTGGGTTCCTTTCTTGCGGTTGATGATCACGTTGACAATGATTGCAACAATGGCAATAGTTGCCGAGGCCAAAACAGCTATATCCAAACCGGATATGTTGCTGTAATCGACACTGAATAATCCCATTAAGCAAGCAACCAGACATACCGCATACATGATTTTGGTATTGTTTTTCATAGTATTTTGGAGTATACTGATAGTAGGGAGGGGCTTTCGCCCCAGACCCTACTCAAGGTCTTTGTCCTTCAAATTTCGTCTTATCCAGTAGAGTGCCATTCCACTGTAGGCGATTATTTGAAGGACTTTTACTATGTAATCCAGTATACTCACTTTGTTCACCTCCTTTCTATGGTTTAATTATACCACGTTACAACGTGGAAGTCAAGCATTATTTATATATTTTTATTATTTTTAGGCAGCATAGTCTGTCTATTTTTGTACACAAATTTACCCAGATAAAGGAAGGTGAGGTGGTGTGGCAAATGAACGGAATCTGATTCCTTTTGACAAACGAAGCGAGAGGGAAGCAAGAGAACTTGGAAAAAAGGGTGGAAAAAAGTCGGGCGAGGTCAGGCGGAAAAAAGCCGATTTCAAGAAGACCCTTAATGCCCTCCTCACTGCTGAAATAGATAGTCCGGAGTGGACACCGGTACTTGAGGCTTTGGGGCTTGACAGCACACTGGAAGCAGCGGTTAACGCGGCCATGATCCGCGAGGCTCTTTCCGGAAATGTAAAAGCCTATGAAGCCATTGCCAGGTATTCCGGCCAGACAGACAAGACCGACACTGATCAGGAAGAGCAGCAGCTTCGTATGAGTGCCACAAAGGTTAAGATGGGTGTCGGTGATGAGGAAGAACAAGAAGACGATGGATTTATGGAAGCTCTGAAGGGGGCAGCGGCAGAAGATTGGGGTGATTACATATATGGGCCGGAAGATGAAACTGAAACGACCGACATTTAAATTCAAACCCTTTTCAAAGAAGCAGCGCATGGTGTTCAACTGGTGGGCGGATGATTCGCCGGTAAAGGATGCGGATGGAATTATAGCAGATGGCGCGATCCGGTCCGGCAAGACGGTATCGATGTCCTTAAGCTACGTTATGTGGGCCATGCATCGGTTTAATGGCCAGAATTTTATTATGGCAGGAAAAACCATCAGTTCCTTCCAGCGGAATGTCCTGACCAATCTCAAGACGATGCTGCGGAGCCGGGGATACTGGATACACCACCATATATCCGGTGAAACGCCAAACATGCTTGAAGTGTCAAGAAAGGGCAAAACGAATTACTTTTATATATTTAGCGGCAAGGACGAAGGTTCCCAGGAGTTGGTACAAGGTATCACAGCAGCGGGGGCTTTTTTTGATGAAGTGGCTCTGATGCCGGAATCATTTGTTAACCAGGCAACCGGCCGTTGTTCCGTTGATGGATCAAAATTCTGGTTTAACTGCAATCCGGCAGGCCCGATGCATTGGTTTAAGGTTAAGTGGATTGACAAGAACCAGGAGAAGAAATATTTATATCTGCACTTTACGATGGAGGATAATCTGTCGCTAAGCGAAGCAATCAAAGCAAGATATCGGAGTATGTACTCGGGTGTCTTTTTTTTGCGATATATCAAGGGACTTTGGGCGGTTGCCGAAGGACTCATTTACACCATGTTCACGGATGCAAACATATACAATGACAATACCAGGCCGAAGGGGCTTGAATACCTGAGCCGGCGGACAATCGCCCTGGACTACGGTACGACAAACCCATGCGTATTCCTGGATATCTACGACGACGGTACCACGATCC